CCCTATCTGGTTCTAAGCACTTCAATATATCCATTTCCCTAATCAGCCTTAAACAGAATTGTGCAAAGTCATCTGCTCGCATCTTGCTTGCAGATACAACCATGATCTTCTTCTGTGGATCATTCCTTAACAGCCACAGCACATAAGCTGCTGCCATCCAACTCTTTCCTACTCCACGAAAAGCCTCAATAATCCTTCTCTTAGGCCCATCCTGCATATATTCAGCTATATCTAACTGAACTGGTGTGGGATTAGGAAGTTGTAGGTGCTTCCATACGACAACTAAAAAATATCTGAAGTCATCCCTGAACTGATCAGGTAGCTGCACCCACTTTTCTTTCACCTACTCAAGCCCTCTTCTTCTTAAATGCTATGACATTCTCTATATCTGGTAACTGTTTCGCTAACTCCCCAAAAGCAGTACCCTCTACTGGCTGTGCACTGATCTGATTATCCTTCAAAAACTGTCTAGCGACATTCACATCAGCAACAGTCATCTCCCCAGATACCAACTTATCCATAAACCACTCCGCTAAGCCTGCATGTAAGTCTCCCAATACCTCTGTCGTACTCTTCTTAGCCATAACTTTTCAATAATTCTCCCTAATCATACACAGTATTGGCGGAGGTCTCACCCACCACAGGAAGACCCCCTTGCTAGCTCACTGGCAGACCAAGCTAACCTCTTAAATTCTACCCCCCAAAACCCTTACCACCACTAACTGTCCATATATGAATAGAATATCTTCCTTATCCCCCTATTAGATCCCCTCAGATTCCCCCTATTAGCTATCTATTAGATCCCCACGGAACCCAATTTTTATCGGAAAAATGTGAGGGGTTAATCGTTATGTAAGAACTAGCTTCAACCCCCCATGCCTTGTCCAAATTGTGTCCAAATGAGGGGGGAGGGGGTCTAATCCATTGGTATGACTAGGTGGCATAACTGTTCTATAAGCAGTTATGCAAGGCTATCAGGTCGGATTCTGGGCTGATCTGGAGCATTGAAGTCTTTTAGTTTGTTACCGCATAGGATCAAATAACTACTTACTAATCAATAAGCATTGAAAAAACAATGAGATCTGATATAATGAGAAGTGAACCCACCACAATTAGGTTTATGTCTACTCGTTCACGGATCGGAATTCTTAATCAGGATAAATCTGTTGAGTCTGTATATCATCACTCAGACGGATACCCAGAATGGTTAGGAGTCTTTCTAAAGAGGAACTATTCAGACACTTCTAAGGTGAGGGAACTAATGGAGTTAGGTGACATCTCATGTATCCACTCAAAGACAGATTGGAACATGAAAGAAGTTAAAGAACCAATCATTAGAACTTTCAATCAAAGAGGTGAGAAGACAATGGCTCAAGAACATGAAGATCTAAATGACTACATTTTCTATGATCCAATTCAGATTGAATATTCTTATCTTTGGAACACTGATCTAAAAGAATGGAAGTGTTACAAGGCAGAGTTTGACTACGACTGGAACATTCCAAAGGCTCCAACAGTAGTTGATATTCCCAAGACTTCCAGATTCTTTGACTAATCCGTTTAAGCGGTTGACCAGGTGCAAACCCTGGTCTAGTCATTCCCTCAACCGAGGGAAGCCCACCACAAAGAGGTCTAAAAAATGAGTGAATGTAATGGATGGTCTAATCGTGAAACATGGTCAGCAGCTTTAACTATTGGCAACGACCAACAGTTTTATCAGGACGCTAAGAACATCGGTAACTTTAAAGCCTTTGTTGAGTACCAGATTAACGGCACTAAAAGAACAACAACAGGCGAGGGTTATAGATGGGACGATCCAAAGATAAACAAAGCTGAAATGGAATCATGTATCAAAGATATAGCTGCCATTGGTTGACTCTCTCTCTCTGTCCTACGGGACAGACTGAGGGACTCACCCTCAACAAAATCCCACCGCTTTATTTCTATGAATTGGTTTGATGGTAGAGATAGCACTAGACAGTTACCTGGCGAGTGCATTGCAGATTGTTCTGGTAGTGGTGACGCTACTGAAAATGTAGAGTTCTGGGTTAAACATCTTAATTTTGATGGGCCTAAAGATTTATTCAAAGAACATCTACAAGAATATGGAGCATGGACAGATGAACAATTAGAAGACCATGAAGAAAACAAACTCAGAGTTTTATGGACATGGGCTTGTGATTGTTCGGAACAACCTGGTAGCTATGACTATCTTCACTTAGGAATTTGATTCTCTCTCTCTGCCTTAACTATTAGGCAGACTGAGGGGTTCACACCCTCACAAATCCCACCATTTATTTATTTATCGTGGCTAGAACTACTATTGCGACACTGACTGAAGACAAAGAAAGACTTCAAGCTCAGGTAGCAGAGTTAACACCAGCAAAAGAACAGCTTGACAGTCTTTGGATTGTGCTTGCTGTCGTATTCACACTCGGAGTTCTTTTCTAATGGAATACCCAAGACCAGAAGAGATAGATCCAAGAGAAAAACTTGCGATCTTAGCTGAACAAGAACTACACCAGTGGGAGATCCTTGGTCATCCTGAGAAGACAGTGTATGACCGTGCCTTTATCCCTGGTTGGGATGATTAGGCAGGCTATCGGGACAGCGTTAGGTTTAAGTATCTACGCTGTCCTTTTTTTATTGCTGGCTAACAGTCCAGCGGTACAAGAACCAATACGAGGTAATGAATGGGGCCAACTGAATCAACCAAGAAGATCACATGCACTGATGGTGAGTGCAAAGTGACGGAATACTTTGAGCCAATGCGTAAGTATTCACGGACTGGCTTCGATGGCAAGCTTGTTAAGTGTCCTCACTGTGAAGGTACGCACCGTGTCTATCACCTGAGAGATAAGACAATGACTTGTCCAACGTGCAAGACATCCAGTGATAAGTATCAGTGGATGATTGAGCGTGAAGTTATTTATTCCAGCTACTAATTACCGAGGGATAACAGTGCGGAGTCTCAACTGAGCAGGCGTGTCAACCCTCGACTACAAAAAAGTTCCTTAACCGAATCTAACTATGGCCACAAAAAGAGACCCAAATCAAATCAGCATGAGACTTGATGAGGATGTGCTTGAGTATCTTGAGCAACTACGTCAGGAGGACATCAAAGGAAAACTAGAAGTCAGGGCATTAAACCCTGAACTCTATGACCTACATCATGGTGAACCAACACCTCCAACAAAGCCTGAGCTTTGTAAGCGTATCCTTCAAGAAGCTATTAGAAATAAGGCTGCTTTACTGAAGCCTTCAGGTTGTTCTTTGAGCTTGGTAGATGGCTAACAAACTAGATAACTGCAAGGTTCAAACTACTGTCGGCTCTGGTTACGATGCAATGATTAAAAGACTTGCAAAGTTAAAGGGTATTACTGACTCAGCTATGTATCGAGAAGCAATCATGACGTATTGCTCCTTTAAATACGCAGATGAGTTAGATCTATTACAGAGCAAGAACAATGGATCTTGAATCTGAGTTAAAGCATGAGGATGGGATGCTTGTTAGCGGGAGAAACTTCTCTCGCTTCAGGCAAAATCATCTAAAGAAAACCAAGGCTGAGTCTCTTTCCAATTCGGGAGAGACTCTTTCTTGTGTCGGATTTAATAGCATTATTGATGACGTTGATCACATAAAAAAAGAGGTCAAGAGTGGTAAGGCAGGTACTACCTACGCACTACTCAGACCTTTGTTATCCCTGTCCTCTAAAACAATAGCAGCAGTAGCAATACGAAGCATCGTAGATCAACTGACTTGCTCACCATCGCTTCACCAGATCAGCATGTCAATCGCTGATCGTCTATGGATAGAAGCAATGCTTAGCAAGTTAAATAGCAAAGAACTTAAGAGGTTTAATCAGGTCAGCAGGCAGAGACAACGACATAAGATTGAGAACTTAAAGAGGATTAAGGATGCAGAGGTATGGACAAACAAAGAGAAGATAGCTTGCGGTAATTTATTAGTCGAAGTCGCAGCTAAAAGGACAGGGTTCTTAAGGATTGTTAGATGTGATGAGCCTAATAAGAAGAGAAGAATAGTTGAGCCAACCGAGGAGTGCTTGAAGTGGATAGCTGATGTTAATCACAGGCAAGAACTATCAACGCCTCATTACCTGCCTACTATTATCACGCCTAATAAATTCGATAAGAATCTAATAGCTGGTTACTATAAATATCCTTACCCCTTATTCAAAACTAATAATGAATTGATAGCTAAGAATAGTAAGGGTGATGAATCATATATACAAGCAGCAAACATACAAGGTGCAGTGGCATGGAGGATTAAGACTTGGATGCTCGACCAGATAGAACATGCTTATAACTTAGGACTAACCATTGGCTGCTTGCTACCTATGAGTGGGTGGGCAACACCTGCATATCCCAAGCATTTAGATGAGGATCACCCCGACATAATCAAATGGAAGAAGGCAGCAAGAAGTATTCATATAAGAAACGAGAAGACTAGAAGTACAAGGCTTGCTAATGCCATCCTTATTAATTCAGCCCGTAAGTTTAGGGATACGGATGAAATTTTTTTTCCAATTTCTATGGATTTTCGGGGTCGGCTCTATTACAAGCCACCTTATCTAAACCCACAAGGTAATGATGTAGCTAGATCACTGCTTGAGTTCAGTTACTTCACCTATATACAGACAGAAGAGCAGGCAGATTGGTTGCGAATACATGGAGCTAATATGTATGGCCTGAAGAGTGACAACAGAACCAGGTGCGACTTCATAAGAGAACACGAACAGTTAATCATGCAAGCAGGCAATGATCCTTGGATTAACTCTCAGTTCTGGATGAGGGCTGATAAGCCTTGGTCATTCTTGTCTTTCTGTCGAAGTTATTACGAGTGGAAACAAGAGGGGCCAACATATAAATGTCGTCAAGTTATATGTCAAGACTGCACTTGCTCAGGAATACAGCACTACTCAGCAATTTTAAAAAGCAAAGAGATGGGTGAGCTAGTGAATCTGGTGAACTCAGATAAACCACAAGATATATATTCAAGCGTGATGAACGAGGTCAATCAAAGACTTAGGAAAGATAACAACGAACACAGTAAGAAATGGTTGGCACTACAACCAGACCGTACGCTCGCCAAGAATGGAGTAATGACCTTGCCTTACTCGGTGACTTATCTGGGATTCTATAAATTTGCATACGAGTGGGCTATCAAGAGAGCGAAGCAGCTATATGGCAATACGAATTGGTTAACCAAGGATGGATCAATGAAGACGGTGCATTACATGGCAAAGATATTGCATCAAGAAGCAAGTGCGATGATACAACCAGCAGTACATGCAATGCGTTGGTTTAAAGCAGTCGGTGTTAAAGCTGGTAAGAATAATACCCCACTTGAATGGGTTAATCCTGCTGGTTTGTTGATACGTCAGCAATACAATAGTACGAAAGATACCAGAGTTAGACTTAAGTATTTGTCGGACATACACTTAGACATTAGGGTACAAGAAGACTGTCCCACACTGAATACTTCTAAGATGGGCAAGGGATTAAGTGCAAATATATTACATAGTTTCGATTCAGCACACATGTGTGCTACAACTATTAAAGCAGCGTCCAAAAATGTTATTAACATTGGAGGAATACACGACTGTTTCTTAACAACTCCTAGTGAAATGAGTGCATTGAAAGATGCAGCAAGAGAATCTTTTGCTGACATTTATCAGCACGACTGGCTGACTAGGATCAAAGACAAGTTGAAATCACAACTCGACTTGGAATTACAAGAGGATCTACCTGCTGAACCACAGCTAGGAACATTAGATCTAAATCACACCCGAAACTCTACTTATTTCTTGACATGAAAGAACTGAATCTCAAAGGAACACAACTGAACACACCAGAGAACTCAATGCTTAGTCTCTCATGGTTGGTTGAACCAGATACTAAGTTTGCTCCTCATAAATGGAAGACAGATATTGTCTGCCCTCATGGTGAAGCATCACAGAGATTGGGGGATGCACTAGATGATTGCCTTGTTCAATTAAAGAAGGCAATCAAAGATGCTTATCCTGAGAAAACAAATGATGATCTAAAAGAATTTATTAAATGGAATAACCTTCCATATTCTTGGGGGCCATACCTAGATAAAGAGGGCAACAAGAGAAAAGGTTTTCCTGATGATAACTATTTAGTAATACGCACTAATAAAAAAACACGCAAGGCTGACGGTACGCCTAATGGTGCACCAATAATGTTTGATAACAGACAGCAAGAACCATTGAACGATACACAGAAGGAGAAGTACATCAAGATAGGGCCAGGTACTACAGCACAAGTAGCTCTATATGTATTTCCTTATCACAAAGATGTTGGCTCAGGTCTTGCAATTACACCTTCCGCTATAAACATCAAGAACTTTATACCTTTCGGAAGCCAAGCTAATACAGCAGAAGACTGGGGATTTACTGTCGATAAAGCACCACAACAAGGGTCAGGAACCCCATCAATAAATGACTTCGACTTCTAATAAATACAGAAGCAAGTTCGAGGCTTCAATCGCTGCTAACTTACATGCAAAAAATGTTCCATTCTCCTACGAGAGCATCAAGCTCGACTATCAAATTGAAGGAACTTATGTCCCCGACCTCATTTTTCAAAATGGTATTATCGTTGAGATCAAGGGGCACTTACGGGTCGAAGATAGACGCAAACTACGTGCAGTTAAGACGCAACATCCCCATATAGATATACGCCTCTGCTTTCAGAACGCTAACGAAAAGATTAGCAAGAAGAAAAATAGTATGCGGTACTACGAATGGGCAGACCGCAATGGTTTCAAGTGGTGTCACAAAGTAATACCTGCTGATTGGTATGGATAAAGAAATCAGATGGATAAAGGGCAGACT